GACTTACAAAATAAAGTAATTAGACGTGAAAAAAATAAAACTACATTCTATAAAGTCACTTCTTTTTTAGGCTTAGGGGCTATTGGATATTTAATTTTAAAATAAATGTATAAGTTGGTAAATAATTTGTATATTTGATTTTCATGATTTAGTTTTTTGGTTGATTACCGAGACCCTTGATGCGATTCTAAGCGGATGCATTGAGGGTTTCTTATTTATAATTAATATAAATAACAAAATAATCGTATAAAAATTATATTAGTATCAATATAGTTACTATATTTGTACGGTAATCAAATAACAAATAGAAATTATGAAAACAAACTTTAAAAACTTTGAATCAAGACCATTGAATGGCGGTATTCAATATTTAGTATTTTTCCCTAACGGATTTGGGGCTTCTATAGTTCAACATTCTTTTTCTTACGGTAAAGATAGTAATCTTTGGGAATTAGCAGTTATTAGTGGCAATAAACAAAACTACGATTTACGCTACGACACAAGAATAACAAACGATGTTATCGGTTACTTATCTGAGGATGATGTAAATAAATTGCTAAACAGAATCAAAAGACTTAAAAAAAGAGATTAATTATGACACGCTACCAACAACTACAAGAAAGACGTGAAAGGCTAATAGCTTTGAACGGTAAAAACGATTACGTTACGATGCACGGTCGCAATCCTAATCCGAGAAGTGAGCAGTACTTTAACTGTCTTTTACAAATCAGAATAGAATGTGCTAAGCTACAACGTGAACACGATAATAAATTTGACAAGAGTAACTATAAATTTACAGCGATATGAACCACACAATAATCGAACCGTCAAAAATAGCTAAGATTAAAAAGCTAAACAGAGAAATCCAAAGTTTAAGAGAGTGCCGTGATACTTTCGGGTTAAAACCTAAGCAACAACTTAAACTAACTAACAAAGAAAATAAATTAAGTAAACTATTAAATCAGATATAATGGGAACAACAACCACACCTAAATCAGACTTGGAAATATACCAATCGTTAAGAATTGAAGCCTTAGAGCGTGAATTATTAAAGGCTAAAGAATTACTTGCAGAAATGCAGTTAGCAATTGAAACTTATATTAATAACATTGAAGTAAAATGACCGACAAAAAAGCAAACAAACAAACCCTAAGAATGGCGTTTTGGTGCGCATTGGCACTAAGTATAGTTTTAACAATTTTAATATTTACGGTATGACAAAGCAACTATTCAGAGAAGCAGACACAAATCGAATTAAAGCGATTGTAAAGGATTTACCGAGAGTAACCGATAGGACTTATATGTTAGTTCGTTCTAACGTATTTCACGACACAATAGAAAAATCAAAAACTAATTTAAATTAAAGATTATGAAACCGACATTAGAAGAAGTTAAAGCATACTTTAAAAATGCTAAAGAGGTAAAAAGCATAGTAACTGATAAAATACACGAATTGAAACACCCTATGAAAATAGACATCAGCGATGTCTACGATAGTCGTAGATTTTGGGTTTACGCTGACAATATTGAAGGAGTGCAAATTTGTATAGTAAATTACAAAGGCTACGCCGAAATCATATCCTACAAAGAAGAAACCTTTACCTTTTCAAAGTCTTTTATTTTAGACGCTCATTCAAGTGCGTGTTCAACTTGGAAAGATAAAATAGAGAAAGAGTTTCCGGTTCTTTTTATTAAAGAGGAGCCACAACCAACCGAGTTAACAGTACCGGAAATAGAAGCTAAATTAGGCTATTCAATCAAAATCATTAAGTAATGTATAAGAGCAATTTAACCAACGCAATAGCGGACTACAACCGTAACAATCCAACCCTAAGGAAACTAACCTTAACATCTATTGCAAAGCAAATCGGTTGCAGTCAGCCGTATTTATCGGGGATTGGGAAAAGTAAGGAGTTTCAAAACATTTTTAATATTACGTTTAGCGAACATTCAGAAAAGGCAACGGCTTATAAATGGTCAATCTGTATAGAAATATATAAAACAACACCTTTAGTCCAACGCATCGAAGCCATACGCAAAATATTAGGATGTGAGATATACGATTTAATTAAGAGGGTATAGTTGCTAACGATTTACAGATTGTAGCAGTAGCGAAGAAATCGGCACGATTTCGGAGCGACCATAACAAACACAATACAAAATTAAATTAATAACCAATCGAAGCTATTACTACAATGTGGTGTTAGCGGTTCGGTTTACTAAAACAAAAATAATGAGTTACGAAAAATTAAAAGATGGGCAAAAAATATATTTCATTGGAGAAGGTTTGCCAATGGAATTAATAGCAAGAACGGAAAATTACGGATGTGTAGTTAGAAGTTTAGATATTGATGAAGATTTTGAATTGTTATCGCATAAAGTTGAAATGAATGCTTATTCCGATTGTGAAAGCGCATTGGAAGGTTTAAAAGATAGTCCAGTTTATTCTTTATTGGATTTTAAACGAGAAAAAAAAGCACCAAGCGACTTAATTTTTGCAGGTGATATATATGATTTTTGGAGCAAACGAGGTTGTAAAAAGGCTTGCATAGATTTAGAACGAGGGAAACACGAATTGTCAAGAAGAAACGGATGTGATTTAAATATCGATTGGGAACGTACTTCTTTATCAAATTAGTTGTTTAACTGACCGCTAACGTATGGTGCTATGAGAAGTAGCGGATTTTGAAAACGAAAATTTTAATTATGCAGAAAAGTTTATTTGAAAATGAAATGTTGAATACACCGCAGAACCCGCTATTTCTTATAGCACGTGTTAGTGGCAGTTTTTGTTCCATTACGTATAAACAAGCGGTTGATTTTTTATTACCTCGCCATTATTCAGGTAGAAAACCGAGTATTACATTTTCTTTTGGTTACTTTGAAAATAACGAATTGAAAGCGGTATGCACCTTTGGAAAACCTGCAAGTAATAGTTTATGTGTTGGAGTTTGTGGTAAGGAATATAGCGAAAAGGTATTTGAATTAAACCGCCTTTGCGTTGATGGAGAAATAGAAATACAACTATCAAAGTTTGTAGCTTGGTGTTTAAATGAACTGAAAGCAAAAGATTTAATATTAGTATCTTATGCTGATAGCCAAATGAACCATAACGGATATATTTACCAAGCTACAAATTGGATTTATACTGGAATGACAAAAGCGAGAACTGATAAATATGTAGAAGGCGGTAAACATTCAAGGCATTACGATAATGATAACCAAAACGGTTTAAGAAAATACCGAAGTGCTAAACACCGATACATTTATTTTGCAACAAGTAAAACCAAAAGAAAAGAGTATATGAAAAAACTAAATTATGGAATTGAACCTTATCCAAAAGGCGAGAATAAAAAATATGAACTTGGTACATTTATCGAACCGATTGTTATTAGCACGGTCGTTTCTTAAAATTGCCACTAACGCCTTGCGTGTTGCTTTTCGGGCGTGGAATTATTACCAAAGATAACAAACATAAAACAAGTGAGCCGACACATTTCGGATAAAAACCAAACCGTAGCCTGAAAACAACATGATGTTATGCGTTCGGCTTTATTTAGAAACTTAAAAAATAATAAAATGATACAAGTATTTAAATGTGACCATTGTAGTCACTTTACACAAGATGCGGAAGAAATGAGAATACACGAAGTAAAATGCTCGTTTAATCCAATGAACAAAAAATGTTTTACTTGCACTCATTCTTGGGATAGTGGACACGATTTTTCAATTCCAGAATGTGAAAAACATCTTTCAACAGTAGATGGTAGAGATAATGGTAATTGTGTCGGTTGGGAGGCTGACGCATAACGTTTCGCAACTACACGATGTTGCTAATTAACACAAAATCATCTTTCAGTTTAACACGGAATTGAAAGGTACAAAACAAAGTTTAAATTAATCACAATGTAGCAATAGCGTGTAATTGCTGTTATAACTCGTTTTTTATGATACAAATATTTTCAATTATGATGTTTTTAGGTGCTTTTGTTTTTATTTCTTTTGGATTTTGTTCTGCAAACTCAATAGAAGCAAAGGAAAGTAAATTATTGGAAAATGCTTTTACAATTATAAGTGTATTAGGATTGATTTCTTTTTTAATCGGATTGGTAGGTGTTTTTTGGGTAAATGAGTTATAACGGCTGACGCTAACCGATGTTCAGGAAAAGTAAGGACTGAACTTTCGGATGATTACCAATCTTACAGACACAAAACGACAATTAAATTTAACCTAAAGCCTGAATAGCGGTTAGCGTATGTTATCACTTCGGCTTTTTATTCCATTAAATATGAACTCAGAAAGAATTAAAGAACTACAACAACAAACTGCTTATCCTGAAAGTCGTAGCGTTCATCAAGCATTATTACAAGTTTGGAATGAATGTCAACAAGAAAATAATAAAGACATTGAAGCCTACAAAAACAGAATTAGAGTTTTACAAAACCTTAATTTTAAATATCGTGAAAAACTTGGAATTTCAAATGAACCAATTGATGCTTTAGGATTGATTTCTCCTTTAGAAGATAGTTCGTCAAAAGCTGAGTTATAACTCCTTGCTAACCGCTACAATACTATACACTAAAACACTATAATTATGCAAGTTACAGTATTATTAACAGTTAAATGGCAATTCAAATATTTTCCACATTACAAGATTTCAACTTGTAAAAAAGTTATAAATTGTCAAACCGGGAAAATAATAAAATGTACAAAAAACGGCGGAAGTGTTGGTTATTTTATAGCAGGTAAATTTTATAAAAAATCAAATGTTAATGTTTTTATTGAGTTAATACCGAAGGATAAGACACCTTTTTAAAGTTAAAAAAATATGAATTTTAGAATAATAAAAAAACCTCGTGGCTACATAGTTGAAGTTGAAACTGTAAAGTGGTCTTTGTTTGGATTGAAAAAAGAATGGAAACCGTTTATAAAAAGTTCAGGAATGGATTGCGCTTGGCATCATAAAACTTATGAATTCGCAATGATGAATTTATTAGATGAAGTAAGGTATAAAACGATAAAAAACGCTAACTTTAAAGGTCTCATTTAAAACTCGGCAACTTAAACCAAGCCAGAATGCCTAAAACTAAAACAGCAAACAATCCGATGTACAACCAAGTGTTGTCTTCTCGGGTTGTTTTTTTATTTTCATCAATCCTATAATGATGATACACATTGAAGTGTTTATATTTCTCAAAAGTTTTGCTTTTGTCACTCTTAACAATCGCATTTACATACTCTTTCCCCTCAATTTTCATCGGTTTAAGCGCATCAAATGGTGTATAGGTAAAAGTATTTCCTAAAACTATTTTAGAGCCCTCTTGATACTCGTTTTTTATTTCAATATTGGAATGTTTTTCGGTGTTGGTTTGGCGAGTTCCACCGCAGCTAATCAGGAATAGTGATAGGAATATTAATAAGTTTTTCATTTTTGTAAGTTCTATTGTTTCTGCAAGAGGGGCATTTACCACTATTCCGGCATTGTTTATCGTTTGCCTTTGATTTTGTGTATGGATGTTTTTTAGTACGTGACATTACCAAGTAGTTTCTTTTGGACAGCATTTTTTACCACCAAACAAAAACCAGCTAATTTTTTCATATAATTTTTTCATTTTAATAAATATTTTGCGATTAATACAAGAACAGCACTCAATAATAATGCCGTTTCTAACGAATGTTTTTTAATGAATTTTTCCATTATATAAAAAATAATTTCGCTTCCGCTTTACGTCTTTCTTGAAGCCCTCTTAAAATCTTTCCGCCTCCAATTATGTAGTGCGAAATCCACCAATCTTTTAACAGCTGATTCCTTGAATTTACCATCTCAAAAATGGTTTTGCTCCCTCCTGTGTTGTAGCAATGAGAAACTAAAGCGTCGAACTCGTTTTGTTTCAATTCAACATCAATGTTTGACGAAACTATCCTTTCGAAAACTTCTAAATCGGATTTTAATAATTTAACCGCTTCGGCCTCTGTTGTTATGGTCGCTTTTGGTCGTGTTGCTGTTTTTATGAATTTTCCTTTACTGTCTCGCATTGCGTGACCGTAACCCTCTGTCCACAACCCAGCAGGGCATTTCTTTGGTTGTAATCCGATTTCTTTTAGATTTCCGTCGTGCAAACCCTCAAAATGCTTTATCAGGTCAATTCCTATTTGTGATGTTTTCATTTTACTTCAAGTATTTTAACTACCAAAAAACCAAGTCCTGCTGTTCCTAATATTCCAAAAAACCATTTTATAAAAAGACTTAATTCCACCAAATTCAAGACTATTTTTTCCAACGAATCCACCTTCTTTATCACCCTGTCAACATCCGGAACAAGTCCCTCGTTTCCGTTTATCTTGTTGCCTATTAAGGTGTGCTTTATTTCTAAAAGTAATTCCTGATTTTCGGCTGTTGATTGTTCTTGTCTCGTTAAATGGCGTGTTAGGGTTTCAATGTCGTATTTTATAGCTTTTAAATCATCCATGGGTATTAGTAGGTTTTTTGTTTGTAAAATAATCTGGCGATAATCACGACCAAAACAATTATTAGTTCGGTAGTCGTAAAATGTAACGGGTCTAAAAATAATTCCTTAAACAAATTCCAAACCGCCAGCCACAACAACACAAATTTAACAAAACTAAATTTATCCTCAAGGAAAATATATAAAGAAATCAGCATAAAAAATAATGCCGTTCCGATGTAGTAAAAGCCGTGAACCATATCGGCAATCACGGCAAATACCAAGGCTAAATACAATATTAGCTTATTTTCTATCATCGGGGCGGTCTGTTCCCAAGATGCTTTGCGGGTCGCTTGGTTTAGTAAAAAAGTTCTTTACCAAATAAGCAACACCTCCAGCCAATGAAGCTAAACCAAGGCTTTTCCAATCGGTTGTGAACACACCAGCTTCTAATGATTGTTGAACAATCACAACAGCAGGAGTCAATACCGCCATAATCAATCCCTTTGCAATGTCACGCCAGTTAAGGCTGAAAAAATTACTGTCTCTCATAATCCAAATAGTTTTAAAAGTTTCTGCCAAAATGTTAGTTTTTTCTTCTTTACAATCGGTACGGTTTCGAACTTTGGCACGCTCAAAGATACCGATTTTTCTTTTTCAATCTGCTGCATAATCGGAAATGTTTCCCCTACCGTGTAGGTTGCACTTCCTGATGCTATTATTGCTGATTGTAAGATTATTATTGTCACGGTTTAATTTCGAATTCTACACCATATATAGGCTTTTTCGATAAATCATCGAGTAACGACATTACAAGCACATAATCATCTAAATCATCGCCTGTCAGAGTTGACGGATTGGCCAATAAAATAGCTTTTCTTTGCGCTTTGTATTCCGCAAAAGTTTTTGTGTACGTCAAAACCTGTTCACTTCCTCGTCTGTCCTTGTGAACTTGATAGCTTTCGTTTTCCAAACCTCGGTTCAAAACCAAATTATCAACCGTTTTAAAGGTAATAGTTTTAGTTTCGCTGTCTCTCAATGTTTGCTGTATTTTTACTTGTACAAATTCTTCCAAAATTCCATCCCTGTCGTGCAATAAAATTGCTTTTGTTTTTGATATTACTTTCATGTTTATAGTAAGTTAATTGTTCTGTTATAATTAGCTGTTATTTCATCAGTAGTTAGTACTCTGTTCCAAAAACAAATATCGTCTAACGTACCTGTTATGTATTGAGCATTTGGCAGCCACTTTCCAATAGTGACTTCGCTTGTAGTTGATTGCATACCTGTATAAGATGCGTTAGGGAAAGTAGCCCCGGACTCGTCAACATTATTTTTATATATTTTTATTCCTGTCTCAGACTTACTTCCGTCATAAGTGATTGTTATTTTGTAGCGAGTCCCTGTGGTAAGCATGTTCAATCCGTCTCTTCTTATGTTCTGTCCTGTGCTTTGCCTTCCTAAAATGACGGATATTTTTCTCGAAATCAATAATACCTCCCACTGAAAATCAGTATTGTTTTTAGAAATTATAAACAAAGTAGCGTCGCTTACTGGATTTTGAACATAGGTAAATGAAATTGTAAAAGGCTTGTCATTTGTGCCGTCTGTAAAATTAAAATCAGCTTGGTTAGGTATTGAAATCTTTGAAGAAGTTCCGTTAAACGAGGCTTCATTATTAATACCTCCAGCTACATAAGTAATTGCCGTTCCTGTTCCGTTGTATCCGTTTTTCAAATCATTTGTATTTGAATCTAATGGATAATAGGCAAAAAGCCCGTTAAGAAGATTAATGCTTCCTGTTTTTTTAGCGAAATTCTGCCTAGCAATTAATCCGCTTTGCGCAAAAGCAAAAACACTAAATAATATTAAGATATATTTTTTCATAATGAGCCTACTACTATATAATTGTTTAACGTTGTTCTTTGTTTTATGGTGCAGCTTAATTTTTCCGCCATTGTCGTTCCTGTGTTGTTGTGAAGCACTACACTTCCACCCGTAGCAACTGTCAATGTAACACCTGTCAAAGTTACAAAACTACATTCAAAATTAGCTACTAAACCGTTTGGAATTGTTACCGTGCAACTTCCTGTGAAAATTATAACTTTACCGTTATAGGCATCAGTTAATGAGAAAGATGTTCCTGTTTCGGTTACTGGTAATATTTTGCTTTCCTGAACAAAAGCCGTTGTCGCAATCTGGGTTGTATTTGTTCCTACTGTTGCTGTTGGGGCCGTTGGTATATTAACGAAAGACACAATTCCTGAGTTGTTATAGTTAAATGCAGAAGCTATAGTTGAACCATTGTAATAGGTATGATTTACACCGAATGCACTATATATTTCGCCATCCTTTAAGGAAGTTCCACTCCCTGATGTTGAAAAACTAAGTGCCGATACGTTCCCTGTTGCGGACAAAGAATTTGACGGGGACGAATCTACTCCAATACCTACGTTTGCATTAATCCTTAATTTTTGATTTGGCACATACGCAGAAAAATCTCCATAAAACAACGACCTTTCTTTCCCGTCAGTAGCATCATTATAAGGGGTATTTGCGACTATAAATTTATTACTGCCTGTTTCTTTAGAACCAGCGGTGTACCCTATTGCTACATTTGAGCTGCCAGATATGTTTGCCTCCAAAGCATAAGCCCCAATAGCCGTGTTTTCGCTCCCAGAAGTGTTATTAATGAGAGAGGATATTCCATAAGTGGTATTGTGAGAACCATTTATGTTATAATTTAGTGAGTGTACCCCGTTAGCTGTATTTCCAAATCCTGTTGTCAAAGAATATCCAGAATATAGTCCTGTAAACGTGTTCCTGTAGCCTGTAGTTAATGAGTGCCCTGAAAAATTACCAACCGATTGATTAGCGTATCCAGTATTATTTGGTAAAGATTCTTTACCTATAGCAAAACTAGCTCCATCAATTGAAAAAAAACGATTGCCATTTAATAACAGCTCACCACCTGTATTGTTGAACCAAGGAGCAAAAACGCCTAAAGATATATCAGGAACATTATCGGTGTAGGTAGTTCCTGTGTTGTTTGGAATATCTGCCACTAATTGAAGCAGCCTTGGGTCTATTGCGTCCCCTTTACATCTATATAATCTACGACCAACCACTAGAGGATTTGAAGATATAGATATGTTAGAAATATCTACTTGTTTGCTAGAAACTGATATTACACTGGTAACCCCATCTACATTAGTTTCTTTCCCATCGGCTGTGTAGTAAGACACTGCCCACATATAATTCCCTATTAAACCCCCAGACACTGCCGAAACCGTAATCAATGGAGCAGTTGGCGCTTCAATCGTTTCTAATTTTAAACTTTTGACAAAAGTCTTAGCGCCTTCTATTGTTTGATTTCCAGTCAATTTCACAGTTTCGCTATCCAACTCTTGAAATGCTGATTGAGCATTTGTAGAAGAAATACCCCCAATAGGAGAAACGCTTACATTCGTAGCTGGAACAGTACCTGAAGCCACGGCAGTAGTGGTTGTTTTTTGCTTTCTCAAATCGTCAACAAATCGCAAAACTGATTTCTTTGTTCCAACGCCGTAGCTGGTTTTATATTCAAATGTCAATTTATACAATAGTCTAATCTCGCCATCTCGAAGAGTAGGGAAGAGCGTTTGCAATTGTTCCCAGTTGTGCGCCTGTGCGAGTGTTAAATTAGCGAAATCAGTTTCGGCACTTTTTATTTTGATAGTTTCCCCGTAACGAGGGTCTTGCAAAGCGTAAACATAGTAAACGAAATAATTATTAGCCGTTACGGCTGTACGTGTGCCGTTTACAGTTAAATATTCTGGCGTGTTTGTTCCGCTGTTCCAAAGAAACGGAAAATCCGTGGCTGGTATCTTTTGCAATAACCCGCCTGAATCATTCGAAATGCAAATAAACTTACCTGATGTTGCGGGAAGCAATCCCGTGCCTAAATTTTGAGTAAATTTAACCGAACCCGTAGATGCATTCGTCAGTGTATAGTAAATGTTGTCGTCCAAGATTGTACCACTCGACAAAGTTATTACAGCATTTGAACCATCCACGGCAGGCGTACCGGCTGAAATTGCATTACTCGAAATAGTCAATCCGCTTGACCATTTAGCACCGTCAAGATGCTTCCAAGCGTGGTCAACCCAGCTAACATCATTCTTATGAAATTCCACGGCCTCAATTACCCGTCTATCAGCAACCCCTAATGTAGCATTCCAATAGAAACGGTAAACTGTTGCGATTGTGGAAAATTCAGTCCACGGTGTTTGAGTGGCTATTGGATTTCCTGAACTATCAAAGTAAAAATACCAAATTCCAGTTGTGTTTGTAAAATTAAAAGTAACTGGACTTATTTTTTCGTGCATCACGGCGATACCGCTTCCGTCCGTGAAGAATCTAACCGGGTTTAAACTCGAAATTGCAGTACCGTTTTTGACGGTTGAAATAGTCAAAGTAAGTGCCGAGTTGTCAATGGTAAAATCATTCTCGGTTAAAAATTGCTTTTGGCAAATTCCAGTGAATACGGTTTGTTTAAGGTCTAAATCCGTTTTCAAGGCGATAGTTGCTGCAGGTGTTTTTTTATGTACACCATCCGTTTCCTGCGTTACAAAATAGGTAGGGGTTGAGTTAGTTACTCCTGCCGTGTTCTTTATTCCATAGGGGAAGTTAGTCGGATTCTGTGCCAACGCAAATAATGGTAGTAAAAATAAAATTAGTTTTTTCATAGGTAGTAATATATTCGAATTCTTGAACCTGTTTCGATTGTTTGTTTGAAAGTGATAGTATCTCCTGTTTGTATATATGTGTTTAAATCAGATAAAAAAGACGGGTCTTCCAAGTGCTGGGGATAATCATCTATGTATGCGATAGATGCGGTTGCTCCTGCCAAGGGTAAAATATAATCCTGTCCTGCTGCTTCATATCTTTGATTTGAAATTACCGTAACCGTTCCATAACGTGCGTCTGCTTTTCCACGGATATAATCCCATAGAGTAGATTTTCTAAATTTCTTGCTTGTACCCTGTGGGCTTTCCGAAGTATCAGATACATCTACAACATAGCCCCAATCGTTATCGTCAAGGCTTGTAAGTTCTGTTTTTTGTGTTAATTTCGCGTTAGCCATTTTGTAAAATTAAATTGTCTCCATTTTCAAACATAAAAAAATCTCCGTTTTGAAATAATAAATAATGTTCCGGTGTAACGCCTTCTTCAATAAATCCAACCGTTTCTAAATTCTCAACAAAAACGGCCTCTTCTTTTTCCCTGCCTGTAAACGTAATTTTAAATCCGTTTAAACTATTTTTTGCGCCTCCCGTATCGTAAGCAATAGTCCCGGCTTCCATTCCATTATGCAAGCCAAATATTTTATAAATTCCATTGTTATCTAAATACAAGATTCTGAAATCTATATTTTGCAAAAGTTCAATTTCGTACGGGTCTGGTCCTTGAAACGATAAAGAAATACTTTGATTAAAAAACTTTCCACCTTCTAATTGTTCCTGCGTTTCTGTCGCATTCGAAGCCTCAACGCTATGAAACGAATAAATAAAAGTATCAGGGAAAGAAACCAATATATTACCGTTCGTTATTATTTGGCTTCGTGAATATTTTACATATTTACATAGCCAAACTTTGCGCAATCCACCAAGGCTGTCTTTACACTTTCGATTATATCCGCTTATAATTTCCATCCAAAAGAAACTTTTACTTTTTGGGCATTAACTTCATCTTGACATTGTTGATATTCCGTTAATGGGTTTTTACAAATCCATTTATTGAAACGCCCGATATACATTTGTGCTAAATTGTGATATTTACCTGCTAAATACTGGCATTCCTCTTTAGACACGACTTCTATTTTATCGCCCGTGTGCTTAACTACACCTCCATTATCTACCGTATATGATGCAATCTCAATGTATTGCGCCACCGCTTCGTTTTTAGTAATTGGCTTAATTAAATCGTTGTATAACTCCAAATATAATCCTGCTAAAGTATCTGCTTCTTTGTCCGCTTTTATTTTATCGTACAAAATAGAGCCTAATAATGGCTCGATTACAGATATTTGAGCATCCGCAATACAAAATAAATATTTATCCGTGTCCGTATTTCCGCTAAGTATAGTGGAATACGTCATTTCTGCTGGGGTAATAAATAGTAATTCTGCCATTTTGTTTAATTTAATGCGCCTCTATTTGGCATATTTATTGGTTCAATTCCCGCCAGTCCTTTTGCTGGTTGTTTATTGCTTTTCTCAATTGCTATCGGTGACTTTGGGTCAACTTTTACGCTCTCATTTTTTCGTTTATAAGTCAATTTTTCCCAATAATGATGGCAATTTACGCCTCCTTTGTATTTCAAAATATCGTAAGTTGATGCACCCTCGGGGCCGAAACCAGCATTTACAGGTAAACTGCTCATTGCTTCTATGTCCTCGATTCGATATATCTTTTTAACCGATAACATATCTTTGCAAAATTGCCTTTGCCCTGTTGTGTCTCCGGCATATCGATAACGTGTAATTGTATCAAATAAATCATATCTTGACTTTTGCAATGGCTTTGCTGTCCCGGTTGCCAATTCTATTAATCCAAGGAGTTTTTCTTCTTCATAATCAACTGGCTTAACCTCTATCAATTCGTATTCGTCAAGATTTTCATCTTCCCCGTACTCACTTAAATCAATCTTTTTTTTTTCGTCGTGTGAGTGCATCTGGACGGCTTTTTGTTCCGTTAATGGAGCAAAATACAAATCCAAATTGATGTTATAGAAATTAATAACCTCTTCAAACGCTTCTAATATTGGTGTTTGTTTGGGTTGAATTACACGTTTCATCAATTGTGCTTCTGCCTCGTCAAGTTCGTTAGCATTGTTTCCGAATCCTCCATCTGACATAATACCAAATAATTTTGGAGAAACAACTTTGTGCCCTGTCATAATTTGTTGACGGCTTTCTCCTGTCAAATACTCCCACTGTTTGTGCTGTGCATCGTTTACAGGAAAAGGAACTATTGTAATAGGAATAGTTCCGCCATAGAAATCAATTACAAAATTCATTGCGTTTGGCGATCCTGTCAGTTTAGCTTTTATCTGTCTTTCTATTTCGTCTTTTTCTTCTGGTGTTCTTATGCCCCCATCAGGTATCTGTATTATATATCCAGCACTTAATCCCTTCTTAATAGAATTAATATAGAAGTTTGCCAGTTCCTCTTCCATTTCAGCGTAGGGGAGTGCGCTTAAATAATCAGGATCGCTGAAATAATTTTTACCTGCTTTGTATGGTTTGATACAATATATTTCGATTTCTTCGTTTGAAGTTCCGAAAGCAGGATAAGGTACTGGTGGATATTTATTTATGTTACACCAGTCTTTTGAATGCCAATACGTTTCAATTATTCCGTCTTCATTTTCCAAAGATGGCACAACCTGCTGTTTAGGTATGTGATTTATTGCAGCTAAACTTTTTCTGTCTTTAGCTATTCTAATCTGAAAAGAGGCTTCTCCAAATAATTCAAAATCACTTACTATTTTACGAACCTCTTTTGGTCTTAAAATAGAAACAAAATTAATCCACGCACTTGTGTTATTGTTTCTTGAACGCAAACCATTTCCATAAATAAGATTTGCGTAACTGTCAATGATGGCCGCATTTGTTGGAGAGCCATTAAAGCGGTCTATTATGTATTGATAGAATGAATTGTTTTTTCCATTCAATACCCAATTCTTAGATTTGTTTTCTTCTAATTTTGGGCGTACATAATTGCTTAATTGTAATAATCTTATATCGTTACTCATAATAGTAAAGGTCTTTTGTTGCTTTGTATTCTTGGGTATCTTGCGAGGTTACGAAAATCTTATCTCTGTAAATAACATCTTCGCCTTGCATAAGTTTAACTTGAAACTTTTGATTTTCTGTGCATTCTAAATCAAAAGTAATTGTGGCTAATCCATTTGCGTAAACATACAACGTTTCAATAGTTGATGATTGCTGCGTAGCTTCGTTATATAGTAATAAAGTCAATTCATCGCTCGGAATAAATCGAGGGATAAAGTTAAATCCGTGTGCTGTATCTGTTGGGTTTAAAACTATCATACTATTAAACTAAAAAACCCGAATATTGTTATATTCGGGAATTTCAATTAACTAATCTAAATATTAAACCAAAGCCAAGAAAGCTGTTACTGTTGAAGCGTCTAATTTAGGGGATAAACTTCCAGTTGTAGAAACACCTGTTAAAGTGTATCCATTTAGTTCTGCTTTAGCCCCTCCAGTAGATTGAACCACGGTAAAATCAATTCCGTCATCAATTCCGATTGTGTGATAAATTCCGTTTCGGTCTTTTACAACTGCCATAGGAAACCCATAAGCAAGCAAATTCATTTGAGCGGATGTAGTCGCATCTATTTTTTTCAAAACAAAAGTACTCGTTTGGGTGTTTACGGATGTTCCTGTATTTCTGTCTGGAACTAAAGACTCCGAAACATTATTTCCATCCCCTTCCAATTCGTATTCAAAAACCGTTGTAAGCAAAGGATTGATTGCTGTTGCAACTCCGGCCACAACTGTAAACGGGTCTTCCACAAAATTGAAAAGATATAGTTTGCCTAATCCTCCTAATCCTTGTTTACAGGCTTTTGCCCTTCCTGCTGTTAAATCACAAGCCATAATTATATATGTATTATTTTAAGGGGAGAACTAACTCCCCTTTGTTTCTAATTTGACTATGCTATCTCTCTTGCCCAAACAATATCTGCGCCGTTGTAATAGTTCACCCCTGCGTTGTAAACCATTGTACCAATGATTTTTCCGTTCAACAAGGTATCGTCTTGGTCAACCAATCTCACTTCGTTGTGGTCTGCCAAAAGGCCAGTTCCGAAGATTAAGTTTTTAGGGTCGGCAACTACGATTGTATTTGTTGGCAATCCGTTAACTTCATCCAATACGTATTTACCGATTTTCATTGCCGTGTTTGCGTCTCCACCCAATCCGTTTACGATTCCTTTTGAAATCAATAAAAAGTTGTAAGCTTGATAAACGTCTGGCGAAACACCTACCTTCAAGGTTTTTCTTCTCAATTCAATTGGCACTGCATTCAAAGCCAATTTTAAATGAGCCTCAACATTTGATTCGGTTGTTGCTGCTGGAATATCAACATCGATAACAGTTGCATCGGCATCGAACAATTTCAAGAAGCCGTCGAATTCGTCTGCGTTTGTTCCGTCTCCGTTCCAAATGTTGTCATCCAATTCCTCGGCTGTTTGCCCAAGTTTTTCAACAAGGATAGCATCCATGATATCTTTAGGAGCATTATCGTTGTGAGCACTTGCTCCCATTGTTTCTTCGCTCCATTGTGCTCTGAAATCTTCTTTACAAATTTCGAAATCGTCTTTGAATTTTTTAGGTTCAAGAACTTTTTCGCTCAATGTAATTGCGCCTGCTGGTACGTGTCCACAGGTGTATTCTCTTTTACCTCCGGTCAAAAGAATTTTTCTCAAATTCAATTTGAAATTCACGTTTGGAAATACGGTTACAAACCCTTTTGCGATTGTGTCCGCTTCCTTAAATGCTTGCCCAACTATTTCGCCAGCTTCTTTGCCTGCATAGTTGGAAGTTACTGTTACTGTAGTTGCCATAGTTAGTTTTTGTGTTTATTGATTGTGTTTAAAATTCTTTCTTGTTTTGTCATTTTTGAAAAGTCAATCTGTACAGGTATTCCTTGAATTGGCTTGCTTGCTGGTTGTTTTGACAATTCAGCAATTTGTTCTTTCAATTCTGAAATTGTTTGTTCTTGCGCCGTGTATTTAATCAAAATTGATTTGATTGCGCTTTCGATTTCGCTTGCAATCTTGGCATCGTTTGAAACTTTACCATCTTCTCCTGCTGCTTCAACTGCTGGAGCAGGTGTTTCATCTGCCGGTGCTTCTGCTGGTTTAATCTCGCCAACAACTCCTTCAACTGTTACGATTAAAACAGTTCCTTCTTCAAGTGGATGCTCTCCAACTGGCACGGGTACTTTCGTTCCGTCTTCGGCAACAACCCAAATAGCGTCACCGACTTTCATTTCTTCGCCTTCAAATTCAATCTTAACACTACCGTCCGCAAGCATAACAGAGCCTAATTTGATTTCGGCTTGCTTTGGAGTAAGTGCTAAAAGAATTCTTTCTAATAACGTGTTTGTATTACTCATTTCTATATTTGATTTTAAATTTACTACTTCGCCTTTTTTAACGTCAATAATGAGGTTTGTCATTAATTCGTAAGTGCCGTCTGCTAAATCTTTACCGTCCAATGTTTGAACGTTGCAACCTTTTGTTATCATTGAATCCTTAAACCAGATATCAACACCTGTTGTGGTTTTATTCTTTGAAAGTTTTACTTCTTCTAAAGATAACATTGCATCGATTGAAAAGCCTTGTACTTTTCCAGTCTTTACATAATCATTCCAAACCTCGTCACTATCAACTTTCATAACCGCAACCCAACTGCCTTTTGGATAACTAAAACCAAAGTTGTTACTTTTGTCGTTGGTTGGATTTTCAACTATCCAGCTTTCTGTGAACGTAACGCCTTTGATGTTTTGGTCGATGTCGTGTTCGATTGTTGAATTAGAATGAGAATTATTTTTAAAGAATCCATAAGATAAATCCTTAATGGTTTGTTCGTTAAAAACAATATTAAACTCTTCCCCGTTTTGATTTCTGTAAATAGGTTTGTTTGGCTCTAAAACCAAACCCATCAATATACGTTGTTCCTCGTCAACTGTTTTAAATTGAACCACTTCATCTTTTGAAAGCGCAATAAACAAACCCTCCATAGCTGGATTCTCAACTAAAGAAATTCCGTAAACTCCTTTGTTTGTAAGTGGGTTATATTTTGCTTGGTATGTTTTCATATTAAAGAACGAATTTAGAGGTTGTTCCTCCTAGCTTTGATAAGTCGCTTGATACCGATGAAACGGTTTTTAAATCCGAATCAATTGTGTCTAAAAATCTTTGTGCGTTTTTGCCTTGTTGGCTATTAACTAATTCAGGGTCTAAAACTTTTAAATCTGATAAAAATTTACTAGCTAATGTTTTTGCTTCTGAATAAATATTTTTAGCCTGTCCAAGTCTGCTATTAGCTTGATTAATTGCCCCCGTGGCTGAATTTACCATCGCTTTAGATTCTTTTACTTTTAAAAAAACATCGTTAAATCCTGCGAATTTTACATTTGTTTCAAACGCTAATTTTATTTCTTCTACTTTCATGATTGATTGTTATTTATAATTAAACTAAATAGTTAATGTATTGTTACAAACTTGCACTCTTGATGATATTCCTATCCAATTCCTGACCTGTCGAAACATTTTTGGAAACTACAAAAGCCTCAATGGGGTGTTGTGTATTTATTGATTGTGCAATTTGGTTACTTCCAGTACCTTGAACTAAATTAAAAGATGGTGCGCTCGGAACTGAACCACCGCCTCCACCTGTTGAACCACCGCCTCCGCCGCCTCCGCTTAATAATTGTTTTGCTCTGGCAACATTCGAAGTAATCATAGCAACCGATCCGGCATAACTTGCGGCTGTTGCAATTGCACCCAATACTCCGGCGAAAGGCCCTCCAACAGATGCCGCTCCTTTACCAGCGTCAATCGCCATAGGCACGGCACTAGATATTGCTTTTCCTGTATCGGCCGCTATCTGAGCTAAGGCAATTCCTTTTTTTATTGCCATTGCCGCTTTTGATTTTTTTAGACCTAACGCCTCTAAATTATCAAATATAGATGCCGTGTTTTCGGCTAACATTGTAAGTCCTGTTTGTAAAGACTGTTCTTGTTTTAGTCTATCCTCAATTTTTTTTTGATTAATACGCTGTTCCTCGTCAGCATCATACTGCATCCTCTCAAATTTCAATTGAGACTCCTCAGCTTCTTTGTCTGCTTTCCTTTCTTTTTCTTCGTTTAAAAATTCTTCTACGTCTGCCGTGTCTTGTTTCAGCTGTTCGTTTTGTTCAAAAGCTTTTTGTGCATCTGCTTTTATCTTTTCATCCAAGGCTTTTTTTGCGTCTTCATCTGCTTTTATTCTGGCTTGCTTTGCTTTTTCCGCAGCCACTTTATTTGCTTCATCAAGTTTATCCTGTGCTTCTTTTGCTTTTTTGTTTCTCTCGTCAAGCCTGTCTTGTTCCGCTTTATCAATTTCACGGTTGGCAGTTTCACGAAGTGTTTTTAATCTTTCAAGTTTTTGTTTTTCGCTTAAAGTTTCATCTTCGTTTATATCCTTGACGTGTTGGGCATATTTTGTGTTAGTCTCGATTTTTCGTTTAGTGTACTGGTCATAAGTGTCACCATAGGCATCTAAAGCAAATTTATTTTTTGCCAATGTTGTTTCCGCTTGTTTACCCAACCTGTCCAATTCACGGGAAGTATCAGAAGTTGCCCCGACAAAATCAGTAACCGTTTGAACTAATTTCGTAAATAGTTCTCCAATAACCGCAAGCCCCGGAACAAGATTCAAAACTACTTTTTTAACTTTGTCGAAGTTGGCAATCAATAACCCTAATCCAATAACTATTAATCCTATTCCAGTGGCGGCCAAAGCAATTCTAAACGCCTTCATTGCGCCTGTAGATGTTCCTACGACTGTCGTATAAACTCCCTGCCACATTGCGCTAAGCTTTTGTGACTTGGTAAAAAGGGTACTCGCTTCTAGAGCGTCTCTAACCGTAGTCGCCAAACCGCCTGTAGCATTATCGAGTAACCCCACTGCGCCACCGTTTTCTAAGACTGCACCTGAGCTTTCATCCATAGATTTAGCAACGCCTTTTTGAGTATCGCTAAGATTCTCCAAAGACGAATCAAGTTTGTTAACTTGCTTCTGAACTTGGTCTAATCCGGTTTCTTTAACAACAATGTTTATTTGTTTTTCGATTGCCATTTGCG